CTTTAGCGATTGCATTTGATTCTCTTTCGATTTGGAACAATAATCCTTTGAATTTCTCAACAGACCATCTTCCGTTAGCATCAACATCTAAGTTGAATGTTCCAGCGGTTGCAGCTGCCTGAGCACCTGTTTTCGCTTGGATGTTGACATTTCTGACAACTTCACGGTTAATTTCTGCAAGAATTTCTGATGAAAGAATATTTGCTAATTCTGATTCTGCATCAAGACCGTGGATTGCTTTGAGGTCTTGTGCTAATTCTAATGTGTATTCTGCTTTTAATGCTCTTGACTTAGCAGTAACTGTAGCTTTCTCGATTGAGAAACCCATCTGAGCGAAACCGTTAGAGGCTTCAACATCACCGAGTGCTTCTGCGTTAGCAGTAGACATCCCAGCACCTGTATCACTAGCATAAGAACCGTTGAACGGGTCTCCTGTTTGTGCTGCAAGCTTTCCGTCTGCAGTAGGGTTAACGCCGGCAGAGTAATCACTCTGTACTTCGTCAATTCCCATTGCTTCAGATTTAGTTAAACGTGTTCCTGATGGATAATCATTATATCTTGCTTTCATAGCAAAGATTAATCCAGTAGGGCCAGTCATTGGTTGAACTCCACAAATGTCGTACGCAACGAGATTTGGCATAGCACGTCTTACTAGGGATATTAAAATCGGATCCCAGTTAGAAACGCCTGTTCCAGTAGCATTTAAAGGTGCTGCTTCTTGCAAGTTCTGCTCGTTAAGAGCTTTCTCTTGGTTCTCAAGAATAACAGCAGTGACTGCACGTTTGTAGTTGTCTTCGATTTTTGGTAAATCGGAGTGTTCTAGAATCGGCGCCCACTTTTCTTGTAAGTTTTCTGATAAAAACATTTTATTTTTCCTTTAAATTAAACTCTAACCTAATGGTTGAAGTTTTGTTATTGCTGAAGAGTACTTGGCCATTGTTGGGTCAACTGTACTTGAAGCTTTCACTTCAAATTCATTATCACCTTCAACAACTAAGGTCTCAGTCACTACCTTTTCACCTTCTGCAGGGAAGTAGGCACTTTTGATTTCTGCAATCTTCTCTTGGAAGTCTGCTTCGTCTTTGTAATCTACTCCTTCAGCAAGTGAAGATAGTTTTTCTTTTTGCGTATCAGTCAAGTCCGAAGACGCTTCTGACACAACATTTCCTCTCTTGAGTGTATCTAATTCTTCAACGATTGCCATGTTTTGAGACACTTCACCGTCTAGTTTAGCTTCCATCTCTTCGAGACGATTTGCGAGTTCATCGATAACATCATACTTATCTTCAGGAACGTCAACATAATGTTCTACGAACAATGTTTTCAAACCTTCGATAAAGTTTTCTGTCATTTCTGACCTCAAACCACGTTCTATTGCAAGTTCGTTTTCTTTCGTCCACTCTTCTGCACAATAGGTTAAGTATTTGTCAACTGCAACCGTAAGGTCACCTTTAACAGAATTAACTGTAGTTTTTAATTCTTCTTGATATTTAGCATCAAGTTCTTCTTTAACTTCCTGTACTTTTGATTGTACAGCAGCCTTGAAGATTGTTTTTGCTTTTTCAGCATTTTCTTCTGAAAGGTCTAATGCTTCTGAAATTGCAGATAGGTCGTCATCTATTTCAATTTCAACTAATGAAGACTCAACATCTGCAGAAACTTCTTCTGAGACGGCATCTTCTAATACTTCTTCTTTAGACACTTCTTCAGACATAGACTCTAGGATTTCTCCTACTTTGTCTTCGTCCATAGATTTTAAAGACTCAACAACTGCTCTTGCAACTTCTGCTTTAGTCAAACTCTCGTCCTCTTCAGACTCAGATATTGTAGACAATACTGATTGAAGTTCTTCCTTAGTCATTTCCTTCATGTTGTTGACTATAGCTTTTATTGATTCCATCTTGGAAGGTTTAGTGTCTTCTTTGATTTTCTCTTGCTTTTCAGCCTTACCAGCACCTTTCTTCTGAGGGTCACCTTCGTTTGAAGGGACTTTCTTCTCAGCGTCTTTTACTGACTTAACTGCTTTGTCAACAGGATTGGTTTCAACTGGGACGACTTCCGCTTTACCTGCATCAATAGATGCGGCATCGGATGAACCTTGTTTGACTGGTTTTTTATCACCTTTTTCAGCTTTAGCGTCAGGTTGTCCTGCCTCTAATACTGTTTCTACAGTTTCATCAACTGTAAGGTTATTTTCTAACTCTGCCATTTTTTTCTCCTGTTTTAATACTTTAATGTATTACTTTATTTTATTTATATGTTATAGACTCTCAACGAACCTTTTCCATAGATTTAACTTAGTTTCTTCTAATTTATTTAGTCGTGCAGATTTAAGAGTTCTTTGGAAGTCTTCTGCTTGGTGAGCAGTTAATATTCCATCGGCACCCATAATCCACTCGACACCTTCCATTATTCCTTCGACAAACGCCTCAGGAGCAGATGGGTCTGCAACGATATCGCCTGCAGTTGCAAGTTGAAAATCGTCTTTAACATATTGTGCATTTCCCTTTTGTTCTAGTGAACCAAGTCCTCTAGAAGATACTCCGAGTTTTGCACCATCATTGATAAGAGCTTTTACTATCTCACCATTTGGAGTACTTAAAATCTTTGCTTTTCCAACATAGTTCTTACCTTCTAGGGTAAGTGATTGGATAAGATGCGATACTTTATCTAAATTAATAGTTGGCCCTTCAGGGTGACCTAACTCACCAAACGCACGTTGCTTCTGAACGAACTCTTTGTTGTAACGGTCTACTTCCTTCTCCATAATCGCTTTTGGATAGACTCTACCGTTTCTGTTTTTGATATCCGATTGCATGAAGACGCCTTCTATAAAGTAGTCTTTACCACCTGCTTTTGATTCGGTGATAATTGGTGCAATTGAATCGTTAAATTCAGCTATTAATTTCATTTACTATTTCCTCTATTGTAATATCAAATTCTTCACCCATGTTCTTCATAATCTTTTTGATTTCTTTAAATTCTTTTTCGGCAGATTTTATATCTTTATATGGTGAATCACCAGTAAAGTTTCTACCATTTACAAAAACGTGAATCTTTCCTTTACTACTAGAATACACGATATCAACAGACTTTCCACCAACTTTGGTGACCTCTGACTTGACCTCTTTGTGTCCTGAAGGAAGTTTAGACTTCGCCTCATTCAACTCTTGTACCATACTAGTGAAAGACTTCATTTATGCCTCTGTTCCTTCCTTCGAGTCCATCCAGTCTACTTGACTTTCAACTCTTTTAAAGTCCACTGCACTTGCAGCTTTCTCTTTGATACCCTGATGAATTAGGTCTTTCGCACCCTGCAATTCACCTGCTTCTATAGTATCTACAATTTGTCTTGCTATTGTTACTTCACTCATTTATTGTCTCCAATTTCGTTCGAATCATAAAATCCGTCATTATCACCACTATCACCATCAGACTTTTCGTCTTCGATTTGGTCATCAATTATTTTGATGTCCTCTTCAGTTTGTCTTAGGATATACTTTCTGACATACTCTTTACTAAAGTATTGTCCGACATATTCCTGAGCAGTTTGTAGTGCATCTAGTCTCTCTTTAAAAATCTCTTGTTCTTTTAATTCTGTAAAGTGGTTGTCTGCAGTAAAGTCATATTGTAAAAAGTCTTTAAACTTATCAAACTCTTCTGCATTTAACACCTCTTTTAGAACCAATTGAGTTCTTAATAAATCGGTAAACACTCTAGCAAACTTCTTCTGAAGTCTGTTAGTGAACTTATTAAACTTAAGTTCGTCTCTAGAAATCTCAGAAGAACGACCCATATTGAATCCGTTATCTGCTTCCATTCTAGAACTAGGAACATTTAATGATTGGTATAACTTCTTCTTGAAGTATTCTACGTCATCAATTTCTGCGAGGTTTTGTCCACCAGGCAAGGTTGTAATTTCTGTTCCTCTACCACCTTCTCTTCTTGGTAACCAAAAATCTTCCAACATACTCATATGTTTTCTATCATCTTTGATTTCACCTGTATCTGCATTATAAACAAGTTTATTTCTATACTTATTCATAACATCTGCAAGATACTGTTCTGCCTTTGCCTTTGGAAGATTACCTACATCTATGTAAAATATTCTTCTTTCAGGAGCCCTAGACAATCTATAGATTACTAGTGCATCTTCCATCATTGATAACTGATTTGCAGTCTTCAATGCTTTGTGCAAATATCCGATAACTGCATTCTTGTTAAAATCTAACAATCCCGAAGTAGTATAACATACTGCCTCAGGTGCAATTTTTACTGTTGTCCCTTCATTGACACCAGTTTTATCAAATCCTTTATCATTGAAGACATAAAATTCTTCAATTTTTGAAATAATTTCGACACCCTTGTCTTTCTTAGTTTCAACATTCCTAACCTTCTTAATTTTAAGAGGGTCAACTTGTCTAATATCAACAAGACCTTGTTTAGTTCTGTTGCCATCAACTACCTTATGGAAGTAAATCCTTCCATCAACGTACCATTTTCGGAATATTTCATGAGAGTTCTGATTGAACTTCATCATTGATAAGATTGCGTAAAACTCGTCTTGCATCTTGTTTTTGATGCTATCAGAGAGTTTCACATCTCTGAGGTCGAGTGTTACTATCCTATCGGCACTATCCGAAGTGATACACTCATTAATGATATCTTCAATAGCTGCATCGCATTCAGGTACAAGAGAGGTTTCTCGGTATCTTCTAATGAGTTCGACCTCATTTTTAATACCACCTTCCATGTCCACATAGGCACCATAAGCGCCTCCTGCGATGTAACCTGCGTTTTGTGAGACAACGGGTGTTCCGTCATCATCAACTTGAGGGACAAACGACTTAGCGTTCTTAACCTCTGCAGCTCTTAACTCGTCTTTTTTACGAGTGATTTCAAATCCAAATATATCCATAATGTTATTTATACCACCTAAAAGTAGCAGTATTCACTGTACTAATGTGTACTTAAATTACTCTTTCCCAGTGAGAATAGGCAAATGTTGCAGTAAATTCCGTAATTCCTTCAGCGTCATTAGCAAGTGCTACTGTACTGAGTTCTGTTGGGAAGATATTGAAAAATTCGTATCTCGCTAGGACTGAGTCGTCTTTACCTAGTTGTTCGACAAATGCCCTACTTAATAAGTAGTCTGTTGTCGCCATACCTAATGAAGTTCCGTGACCTTGAATGTCTTCTTGCCACTGTTCTAATGAAGTTCTTGCTGAAAACTCGACATCATTAACAATTGTTACTTCCCAATCAGCGTATGTTCTATCTCCAGCAAGTTTTAATATTTGCCCTTGATATGGAACTTCTACCGAAGATATTGAAGCAGCAGGAATTGATGAACCTTTCGCCAAGAACTCAATCTTATTACCTGCACGGGGTAGAAAAACTCTAAATCTGTTTGCCCTTGGGCCACCACCTATTAATTGTGCCTTAAATTGGTCTATTGTTGACATTTATAATACTCCTGTTATACTGCTGAATAAATTTCTTCGAACTGAACACCACTTCTAGCAGCGACAAAGTTCAATGTTATATAGTTAATAGAACGAGCAGGTTTAACAAAGATAGAACAAACAAATTCGTTCCTATCCATGACTGAATCAGTGTTGTTTGTTTCATCACAAACTACTGAGAAGTCAATTAAACCCCTTCTATTTTTGACATCCCTTAAGAAAGGTTCGATTGCAGCCCTAAACTGAGCACGTGTGAACGAATCGTTATATTCGAACAACTGTGCTTGAGCGGCAGTTGATATTGCTTTCTCTAAAACTATGAACAATCTTCTTACATTGATTCTATCGAATGCAGAAGGTGTTGTTAGTGCTGTTTTGTCCCCGAATAGGATTGTTCCTTGGCCTGGGAATGTTGCGACTGGGTTAACTCTTGCACGATACAAGTCATCTCTAGATGCTTGTTTCGGGTTGAATGCAATCTTAGTTATTCCTAAGTATTGACCTCTTGAGAAACCTGCAGGACTTACCCATGCATCTCTTTGAAGGTCACTTCTTGCCATAATTCCACCAGTGTGTCCGTTTGCAGGAACCCAACAATATCTATCGTTGTATCTGTCGTACTGATAAACCCATGTTGAGTCTAATACTGCGAATGAACTTGAAGTTGCAGTGTTACAATCTGCAAGGACATTTGTTGTTTGTGTTGACTCTGAAGTAACACCAACTACTGAAGCACGTCTAGGACTTGCGAGAACCATGCAGTCTTTTCTTGCTTCTGCAAGAAGAATACCTTGGTTGACTAATGAAGTCCAGTTTGCAACGGTATCTACTTGTGTTCCTGTACCATCGTCAGCACGTGTTGAACCGACTAGTAAGAATGAGATATCTATTGTGTTTGCATCACCGAAATGAGTTGACCATGCACCATGTTTCTGACCTACAGTACTCAATCTTCCATCAGTACCAAATTGTAATGAGGAATTTTCAGGAACAGTCGGTCTTCCGAATGCAACTGATGCTGAACCTGCAACGGTTGTTGTTGAAGATACAGTAGCGTGAGTTGATGTTGAATGTCCTGACCAGTAAACGTAGTTTGATTTTGTTTCTAGAACGTCTTTATAGTAGTTAGAAGCACCTTGTGCATCTTTACCATCTGAAGCACATGATAAGAAACCATGAGTTTCTAATACAGTATGTGTTTTACCAGTGAATACTCCGTCTTCGTCTATAACTACAACATGAATTTCGTCATTTGAACCACTACCTGCAACTGCAGAATATGATTTAGATGGTGCTTTTGCAAATAGATTATGGTGTTCCCAATATCTATCAATAGCAATCCCACTTCCGACAGAAAGAGTAAGACCTGAACCTGAAGGTTGACCTAATGCTTCGATTGTAATTGTTGTTGCACTAGGTAATGTTAATACTCTATAGTCTGTTGTGTGACCTGCGAATCTGATTATGTCTCTTACAACGAATACGTTACTTGCAGTAACCGTTATTGTTGTTGCACCTAGTGTCCCTGTAGCATTAGTAGTAGTTACTGCATCATTGAAATATGCATCTGAAGATGCACAAGTTGATACTTTTAGTGAATTACCCTTAACACCTGCAAATTTAGATATAAATTTACCGACTGTTGCTGCTGAACCACCACTTTTAAATGTTTGTGTGTAGTCGTCATTACCTTTAAGTAGTGTTACGTTAGATGACCCACCAGCGTTAGCGTTTGCTAAACCTGTTGAGTTTGTTCTAACCACTCTTAATGATGAACCGTACTTTAAAAATGATTCTGCTGTGTAGAAGTCTTCTGAACCAGCGTCTGTATTAACGGGTGAACCGAACGTGTCTACTAAACCCTTTGAATCTGAAACTGTTATTACTTCATCAACAGGGCCCCATTGAAATGAACCAGCGAATGCACCAGTTGTTGTTGAAACTGCTGGTACAACATTTGTTAAGTCAATCTCGTTGACCTGAACGCCTGGTGATACTTGAAATGCCATACTTTTCTCCTGTTAATGTAAAAAGTTGTTGTTTACTGTTTTATTTATAACAATACTAATGTTAACAACCACCCAATACATTCTATGTTTTATTTTTATGTTCCTTTGATATACCACCTGTCACCTTCGTTGTCTACGAATGAGGATGCTTCGGGAGTTGCATTAGGGTCTCCGAATATTCCTGCAGGTAATAGGTCGTTTTCTATTAACTTTTGTTGTTCTGCATACAACAAGTCTTTAATCTGATGATTAGTTAGATGGTGAAAGTATTCAGTAGTTACAAACCAACTGAATAAAACACAATTCATTACCAAGTCATCGTGATAACCTTTTGCAGCCTCGAACGACATACCTTTATTTATGAATGTCATGAGTTCAGTAATCGTATTTCTATCACACAATGTCAATCTGTTCTCTTCTAACAGTTCTTTTAGTGTAGAACATCCGATTCTTTTAATCTTTTTATTCATTGTCACACCGATATCGTCTATCTTAGTCTGACCCTGAACG